TCTCGTTTTTCATACTTATTTAAAAAGATAACTATTCTATCTTCTCTACCTTGTTTATACAGTTCTGATGGAGCTAGATTGGATGCCATTTTATTATGAATGAAAGTTGACGATCCAATATTTATCTAATTATTTGAATGTTCTTTCCCGAGGTCCAAATTTCTAGTTCGGTTTTTAACCGTTTCTCATTATACAGTGTTGCATATCGATTGACAGCCTTATTTCGCCACCATTCAATCAAGTTTACCAGACTGTGTTTTTCATAGTTTTCACCAGGAATAAGCACGTCCGTCTTACAATTTACATAATCAACCATGTTCTTGAACCCATAGTCACTGATATAATATCTTTTTTGTTCTGTCAACCCTTTTGCTTTCTCAATCGTTGCTATGAATGTATCCCCTTCAGTACTACCTTTAAGAGCTGCTTTAGTGAGAGAAATGATCTTCATGGTTGTTTTTAACTTCTTACTTGAAGCATCATTATCGACAATATCACCAACAACATCCTCTACATATGTACGTAAGTCATCATAGGCTTTTCCATGCATCATCGGTATAAAATCAGAATCGGTTAGGCCTTTATAACGAATATATGGTTTCATACCATCATATTGTGAAACTGTCTTGGAACTTCCATACAAACTAGTGGTCTCAAAGAGGCATAAATTCATACCATATTTTTTATTAAGTATTTCTCTAACTTCGTGTGAGGTACATATTGCGGCCAATAGTTTACCACCAAGATAGTTATAACCAAATGGTTGTGCAGGTACTATAACAAAACCCATCATTGCAGAACCATTAAATCGTTTGGACCATTCCGGTTTCTGTGTAAACACTTGTCCAAGCATTTCATTGCGTGGCCTCATATTGATTACGGGTGAACCTAGTCTAATGAATCCTACAATCTTTCCTGTATTCTTTTCTAACACAGCCAATCTTATTTGACGACCAACTGGTGAAATGTTAATGTGTGAACTGGTAATGTTTAATAGGTTTTCCCACTTCTCTTGTGGTATTTCCAATACTTCAAAATCCATATCTTTTGGATGCATTGTAAAATCAGAAAACAAATCATCTTCTATGGGAAACAAAGGGTTTGTTGATAGACCACCTAAAGAATTCAATTTCTGGTCACGCATGTATTCATCAACACGATTGAAATTACCAAAATAATCTTCAAATACCTTAGCGCAATGTAAGGCATTTTCTTTCGTTATCATCATACTTTAAATCCATCAAACGATTTCTTCTGTGGTTTTTCTCTGTTGCCAAATGTATTAAGTGGTTTATCTTGACCCGAATCTATAATGCCATCTTGACCAGATTGATCCACATCATATAATCTCATCTTCGATCTATCAATGCCTACAGTGAATCTTTTAAAGTATGTCGGATCATTATAACGATTCTTCAACTGTTTCACCATAATCTGTCCCATTTCTTCTAGTTCTTCTGAAGAAATTAATGCAAACATCAAGTCAGCTGTTGCTGGCAAACCAAAAGATTCAGAGGTATCTTCAAGTCCTGGGTCAGAACTAGAAAAACCGGATCTTGTGGTTTGTGTTGCAGATACAATCGGGACTCCGAACTCAACTGCCAAGCCTCGCAATTCTTCTGCGATAGATTTGACATAGGTATAAGAGTTAACGTTGGCGCCGGCTTTGATTCTTGCGGAACAACAAATATTAAGATAATCAATAAAAATAATATTAGGAACAAAAGACTTTTTAAGATTGAGCTCATTGAGTAAGGTGCGAAAATGTATGCTGCTAGCAGACGCTGTTGGATATTCTTTAATGATAAGTTTTCCAACAGTCTTTTCACGAAGTCTTTCAATTTTTTTATCATATAGTTCTTTCGGTAAATCTACAAGGTCATCTACAGTAACATTTAATAAGTTTGCATCGATACGTTCAGCAATCTTCTCTTCACTCATTTCCATGGTGATGTAAAGTACATTCTTACCTTGTACCATCGCACCAGCAGCAACATGACACATAAACAAAGATTTACCCACACCAGTTCCAGCAAGAGCAATATTTAATGTTTTGTTTGGTAAACCACCCTTTGTAATCTTGTTAAAGAACTCCAAATCAAATGGTATTCGTTCTTCTTTACGGTGATAGAAATCATATCGTTCATCTGAGTTTTCCAAATAGTCATGGCCAACGGAATTATCAAATGAAATTGCTAACGCATCGGAAAGTAATTTAGGTATGGACCCTTTATCTTGGGTTTTGTCTTTGCCATCGAGGATTGAAATAGACCCCAATACTGCATTGTATATGGCCTTCTCTTGACAGAATTTTTCGGTTTTATCAACCAACCAGTCAATTTTGGATTTTTCTTCTCTAGATTTAACAATCTCTTGTAAACAAGTGTCGCACTTCTCCAATTCATCATCTGTGAGATTTCTCTTTTCTCTGATGGCCAATTCAAGTGCTTCAATCGTTGGTGAAGAATTGTAAGATTCCGTGAATTTGGAAATTTCATTGAAGATTGCTCTATCGGTCCTATCACTGAAATATTCTTCTTTGATGAATGGCAGTACCTTGCGTAAGAAATCTTCATCATATATTAGATTCTTTAAAATAGTCTGTTCCAGTTTCATCACTTATTTCCTGTTCAATATTAGATGACATTATTTCTACCAATAAATCACCAATGTAGTTTTTAAAGTCATTATCTTTTTCCAGCTTTGCTGGCTTTTTCACTGGTGATTCTAACACATCATAAGCAAAAAGTAAATAGACCTGATCGTTTTCTTCCTTAAATTTAACTTTACCATATTTAAAAATGGTGTCTTTATAAGGTCCTTCCAAAAATTTAATGTTGACTGTTGTTTTGTCATCTTTTGGATAGATGTAACAGTAGTGTATTCCTTCAATCATTATGCACCATTCATAGTTTTAACGTCAAATGTTTCATCGATATTACTTGTCATAATTTCTCCAGATGCCACACGATACTTGTTTTCAATAAAATCACGGAATGATTTTTGCTTTAGGATAGGCATCCAGAAGTCTTTGGTGTCAGTTTCCTTCTCACGGTAATTCTTTTCTTCAATCACACCATCAGCATCGACACGTTGGTACCAACCATTCTTTGGTTTGACCACATGCTTGGATTCCAAAGCAAGGTCGAGCAAACCAGACCAAGTACTAATACCACCGTCAAAAGATACGCTAACAGGTATCTTAGATTTTTCTTTGACATATCTACTTTTCTCTACGTTAATAATAAAATTGTAACCGGTAATTTCTGTACCATCTTTTTCTTGTTGGCGACCAATGATAAAGATATTATCAGCCGAATAATAAGAACCTGTACCGCCACCGACAATTGCTTTCGGGAACATACCAATTTCCATATAGGTATGATTAACAACAATCATTGGAATGTCTTTCAAAGACAAGTGAGGTGTCACCATGCGGAACAAACTCTTAACTTGTTTTGCACGACTCATATCAGCAACTGATTTTTCTGCTAGAGCATCCTCGACTTCCTTTTTTGATGCAAGGTTTCCGATGGAGTCAATGACGATGATGAGTTTGTCACCCCTATCAAGTTGCGTAAGTTGCTGCATAATGTCGAATTTGAGCTGTTCGATATCCGTAAGGGGAGTGTGCAATACCCGCTCAGGATCGATACCGAAAGAATCAAAGTATGATTGAGGAGTACCAAACTCAGAATCATAAAATAAAAGGGCTGCGTCTTCATATTTGTCCAAGTAAGATTTGGCCATCAACAAACTGAATGCTGTCTTAAAATGCTTGGATGGACCGGCCCACATTGTAAGACCTGGTGTTAGACCACCGTCTAACTTACCAGAAAGTGCCACGTTAATGATTGGCACTGCGGTTGGAATCATATCCTTCTCATTGAAGAATTTTGATTTAGCTAAGATAGCAGAATCCTTAATACTACTATTCTTTTTAATTTTGTCTAATATACTCATTGTTTCATCCTTTAAAATTTACCAGCATCACGCACATTCTTTTCTTTGAAAGA